ACCAGTGTGGGGAGTCACTGGATAATACCCTCTCAAGTTTAACAAGTATTAGGAAATAAGATGACTTCCTTTAACAAGAAGTTTTTCAAGTTTCTTTCGATTTTTACAGTATTAGTATATAGTTTATATGGAATCAATTCATATGCTGAAGATGCTATCGAGAGAGATACGAGGGAATATTCCCTCGGCTTTGTAGAAGTAATCCAAGAGATTAAAGAAGATGCGGCAGAAGAAAAAAAGAAAACCGCACTAAGAAAAATTGAAACCCAAAACATACATTTAGCAAATAATCGCGAATTGAAATGTCTAGCAGACAATATTTACTTTGAAGCAGGAAACCAGTCAACTCAAGGAAAGTTGGCGGTTGCTGCAGTAACTATCAATCGTGTGAAAAGTCCCAAGTTCCCGAAGTCTGTATGCTCAGTCGTGTATCAGAGAACAAAGCGTGTTTGCCAGTTCTCATGGGTATGCGAAGGAAAGAAGACTGTGCGTAGTGCCCAGCAATATTCAGAATCTAAAAAAGTTGCTGAAAAAGTATTGCTTTCTGGGGCAAATCACGGTATACTTGGACGTAACGTGCTATTCTACCATGCGGATTATGTCAATCCAAGATGGAATTTGAGGCGTGTTGCAAAAATCGGTGATCACATTTTTTATGCAGGATAATAACTTTGAATATGGTAATGGATGGTTCTGAAGTAACCAATGAATTTTTAATTACAAAAGAGTATAATTCAGCAACTGAGTTCTCTCAATTCATAGAGAAACAATCATTCGAGAATGGTATTCCTTGTTTGGATATTCTCCTCGACTATTGTGTCAAAAAGGATATTGAGATGGAGTCAGTTGCTGTTTTACTCACCACTTCTCTTAAAGAAAAGATTAGAGCAGAAGCAGAAGAACTAAATATGCTGAAGCGTAAATCTGGCGGGAAATTACCACTTTAATGGAAGCATATGAAGTTTATCGCCTCTATATGGCACTTAAACTACATTTCACTACTGCGTCTTATGACATCACCGTTACTAAAGGTGCTGTCAAGTCGTCAGAGTCTGCCTTCTTAAAAAGAAGAGATGTTTTCCTATTCAGGAAACTGGCGAAGAAGTTCGTCGCTCGTCAAGAAATTATCAACTACTTTGTTGCAAACTTTGCAGCAGGAGATAAGAACGGCGGCATCTTTAGCGCAGATTCTGACGACATCTATGAGAAGTGGAAAGGTAGACACGATCGGTTGTCATACATGTTCGCAGACGATATTAGTCGCTTACTCTTAGAAGCAGAGAAGTTAGAACAAGATCCCTTTGTATCTTATGACAATCAACATCCAATAGTAATTAAAATGTTACTTGGTAAAAAAATTTCACTAGAAACAGTTATTATACTTGACAAACTACTAGATTTCAGGTATAATCTAAATACTGAATTGTTAAATGATTTTATCTGGAATGATTTAAATCTTTTGATAATTAAGTATCGTCCGTTCGTTCGAATCGATCGGGCGAAATTCTCTCAACTATGGATCAAGGAGAAAGGCCAAGTGGTCTGTTAATGAGCAATTCAAGAAGTAAAGACTACTATGGGTCAGAACCCAGAGTAAAAGAAGTACGCAAGGGTGTTGATAAATCAAATAAACACCGTAAGAGTTTGTATAAATACTCCAGTAGTCATGATGCAGATGAGTATGATGACTATGATGATTACAATACACAACGCAAATATTAAACATACAACGCAATATAAGGAAATAAAATATGTCTATTAATTCACTATCCGAACTTCGCAAGAATCGCGGAAACTTCGACTCACTCATGAAGGCAGTTGAGTCAATCGCAAACCCATCAAATGAAAAGCGTGGCGACGACGATCGCTTCTGGAAACCAACTGTCGATAAGGCAGGTAATGGACAGGCAGTTCTTCGTTTCCTTCCCGCACCTTCTGGCGAGGAACTTCCTTGGGTTCGCGTTTTTGATCATGGTTTCCAGGGTCCAACTGGTAAGTGGTATATCGAAAACTCGTTGACCACAATCAACAAACCAGATCCCGTCGGCGAACTGAATTCCGAACTTTGGAACTCAGGTATCGAAGCGAATAAGGAAATCGCTCGTAAGCAAAAGCGTCGTCTTTCTTACATCTCCAACGTTCTTGTGATTCGCGATCCCGCAAATCCAGAGAATGAAGGTAAGGTATTCCTCTACAAGTATGGTAAGAAAATCTTTGACAAGATCAAGGATGTAATGCAACCAACCTTTGAAGATGAGAAACCAGTCAACCCATTCGACCTTTGGGAAGGTGCTAACTTCAAGTTGCGCATTCGTCAGGTTGAAGGTTATCGCAACTACGATAAGTCAGAATTCGACGGTCCAACTCCTCTCGACGATGATGAGGATAAGTTGGAGCAGGTTTGGAAGAATGCGCATTCTCTCGCAACCTTCCTCGATCCTTCGAACTTCAAGTCATATGATGAACTGAAGGCGAAGATGAATGCTGTTCTGACAGGTGGTGGTTCGCGTATGGCAACTGCGGAGAAGGTTAATCCGCTTGATGCTGAAGACGAACTGTTCGTTGAAACCAAGATGCGTAATGCACCTGCTGCCAAGGCAACAGATGACAGTCCGCCTTGGAAGGAAGACAGCGACGATGACACGATGAGTTACTTCTCGAGTCTCGCTGATGACTAAATGAAAAGGGGAGCGTTTCGCTCCCCTTTTTTATGCTACTGCTCTTCTTTTTTGGAACACCAACCAAGTAGGGTCATCTGTCCTTACTTTTCCGACGCCTCCTGGGAAAGTTATCGGCGGAGATGTTTGATCGCCACCACCACCACCTTGATTGATCACTGTTGGCGGAGGAACATTAATCTGCAGTTTTTCTTTAGTTGCTTCAGTTCCCTGTTCAATTAAAGCGCCATCCATATTTTTGCCTGTTTCCGCTTTGCTACTAGACATTTTATCATAAGCAGCACCAGCAATCATACCTGCTGGACCTAATGCCGCACCTGTCAACATGCCTGCATTTCTTGAGAAGAAATTGCCAGTGTTTTCTTTTGCTTTGGGTTCTATGTTAGTAGAACCTTTATTGCCTGCCATTTTATCATAAGCAGCAGCAGCACTTTCACGTCCTGTAGGTCCTGCGACCACACCCTTATTTCGCGAGAAGAATCCACCACCAGAAGGTTTTTCAACTGAACCTTTCTGTGTTCCAGTATATTCACCTGCTGCCATTTTATCTTCTGTGCTGTCGACTAATCCAAATGTTAGACCACTTAAAACATTTCTGCCAGCATTCTTAAACTTCTGTCCAGTCGTTGCATTGGGATCAGCATTAAATCCTTTATATCCATCATATGCTGCCATACCTGCTGCAAGCGGAAGTGCGAGTTTTCCGGCAACTCTACCTGCGAATCCAAGACCTTTTGCCAATCCAGGTGCTTTACTCAACAGACCACTTGCCTTAGAACCCAAACTTGATGCGCCACTTGCAATCTTACCTAAGAACCCAGTTGACTTGGTTGCTGCAGCAGCAGTACCAGCGGCAGCGGCAGTACCAGCAGCACCTGCTGTTCCCAAACCAGCAGCGCCAGCAGCACCCGCTGTCCCCAACCCAGCAGCGCCAGCAGCGCCAGTAGCACCTAAACCAGCGGCACCAGCAGCACCAGTAGCACCCAAACTAGCAGCGCCAGCGGCACCAGCAGCGCCAGTAGCACCTACTGTTCCCAACCCAAGCATTCCGAGTGTTCTGGCACCACCACTGAGAATAGCACTACCAACTGTTCTGGCACCACTTACTAGACCGCGAGCAAGTCCTCCTACTCTACCTCTGATACCACGACTGGCCATACGAGCACGAGCACGAATTCTTCCTCGGGATCTTCGTGGACCTCTTCTTCTATCTGGGAGATCGATATCCAGTCCACCGCCATCGCCACCGTCGCCTCCATCACCACCAGCACCACCACTTTGATTATCTGCTGACATCTTCTTCATCAGTTCTAGTATTTCTTTCAATACATCGACTGTTTCAGTTGTCTTTTCTTGGGTAGTATTAGAATACTCTTGTATTAAAACATTGGAATCGGCAGTTTTTTGCAGTGCTTCAATTGTTGCATCTTTAGAGATACCCGCAGCATCTTCTTGTGCTTCGCTGTTTACAGGTGGTGATTTTGAAGTTCCAACTGATGCTTCATATTTGTCCATTACCGCAGTAAGTTTTTCAGTCTTTTCACGAAGAACTTCGGTTACTGCGTCGAGTTCTTTTGCGCTCTCCTTTATCTCTTCATCTGATTTTGTTTCATCCTCAAGGTCGCCAGACAATTGCTTCCTTTTATCATTGACGATCGATTGTGTAGACTCGACATCCGCACTGCGATCCTTTATTTCAGAGAGAAGGTTTTTCTGTTCCTCTGTTAGTGAAGATGATTCAATATTATTTTTCTCGAAAGAACCAGTTGAACTTTTACTCTCGCTGAAGTGTTGATCAAGAGCAGTTTTAAATGCTTCAGTTAAAGAAGAAACAGTTAATGTCTCTTTACTGGTTTTTTCTGAGGATTCTGATTTCTGCTTATCCTCTTTGAAGTATTCTTCGATGACTTTCTTTATAGTTTCATTCGCAGATACAGTTTGAGTCTCATTCGTTTCAGAATCTACTCTGGACAACAGACGTTCGCGTTTCTGTTCATCGGAAGTAAACACATTATCAGCGAAACTACCCTCGGGTGCTTCTCTTCCTACTGCGATATTAAATCCACGTTTGAGAGTTCCACCGATATTGGAAGCAAACCCTTTAGCGAGTTTACCAATACCTTCTCTAGTTTTTTCTACAGGTTCTTCATCGG